ACCGCTCTGCTTCAGGAGCACATGGATAGCGCCCGGATGGCGACCAACATGATGTTGGCTCGTTTTAGTAATCAGGGTGTAAATTTATGGGCAGTGGATCTCATCACCACTCCGCTGGTTCAGGGCACAACGACGTATCCCGTTGACGCCAATACGGTGATGATCCTCGACGCCTACATCGTGTCTGAGGGCATCGACCGTATCATCCTGCCCATCAGCCGCACTGAGTACGCCTCGTATCCGAACAAAGAGCAGCAGGGCTTCCCGACTACTTTCTGGTTCGACCGCCTGATCTCACCAACCGTCACGCTGTGGCCGGTGCCTGATGGCTCCCAAACGAGCCTGAAATATTATCGCGTGCGGCGATTGCAGGACAGCAACTTGCAGAACAGCGAGCAGCCAGAGATCCCGTATCTCTGGCTGGAGGCGTTCGCGGATGGTCTGGCGTATCGCCTCGCACGGATCTGGGCTCCGCAGCTTGCTCCTGCCCTCAAGGGGCAGGCGGACGAGAGCTACGAGATCGCGGCGGCTCAGGGCATCGAGCAGGCGCAGCAGTACATCTCGCCGCAGCTCTCAGGGTATTGGAGGGCGTAATGGCCTACGCCAGCCAGTCCGGACGCGCCAGAACAAGTTCAACGAGCCCGCAGGCGCATGCCATATGCGACCGCTGCGGGTTTAGATACAATCACGTTAATCTTCGCTGGCAGTTTGACTGGCGCGGCGCGTCTCTCCAGAACGTCCGCCTTCTGGTGTGCAATCCTTGCTATGACGCGCCACAGACGCAGCTTCGCGCTATTGTGGTGCCTGCTGATCCGGTTCCGATCCAGAACCCGCGCGTTCAGGACTTCGTGAATGCCGAGACGAACTACCGTGTGACCTCTGGTCAGAACACGGTGGATCCGACGACAGGTATTCCGGTTCCGGGCGGCAATCGTCGCGTTACTCAGAACAATAACAACCGCGTCACTCAGCAGACTGGCGCAGCTCCCGGAAGCTTGAACCAAGAGCCGGGCACAAGTATTACTGTTCCTAACGACGCCGGCGGAAATGATCCGGGCTTGCCATACGATAACACCTCAGTTCCAAAGACAGGTCCGCTCTAATGGCTAACCAGCAGATCCCGAATCTTCCTGCGGCAATCGCGATCAGCGGACAAGAGCAGCTAGAAGCTGTTCAGGCTGGGGTGTCGGTTCGTCTGACGGCGCAGCAGATTGCGAACCTTGGTGGTCCGACTGGGCCCACGGGGTCAACTGGTCCTGTCGGCGGCTTTAGTTACAAGGGCGCAGTTAGCTCCACGAGCTTGATCCCCGGATTTCCGTCTGGTCCCTATAGTGGGCAGCCGGGCGACGCCTACGTCGTCACCACAACCAACACGCTGTACCTCTGGAGCGGGTCTGTCTGGCAGCCGATTGGCCCGGCGTCTGTTGGCGTTACTGGAGCCACTGGCCCAACTGGCATCACCGGTCCTACCGGTATCACTGGCCCGACTGGCGTCATGGGCCCGACCGGCATTACCGGTCCAACCGGCATTACAGGTCCGACTGGTATTACGGGCCCGACTGGCCCGACTGGTGCCACGCAGGCCACGTTTGTCTCGGACACGCCGCCTCCCGGCGCGCAGCAGGGCGACCTTTGGTTTAACAGCACCGATGGCCTGCTCTACGCCTATTACGTTGATCTTGATGGCGGCCAGTGGCTCGTGGTTTCTGGTCCGATTGGGCCGACTGGTGCTGCTGGCGCGACTGGCTCTACGGGGCCTGCGGGCGGCGGCATTACGTACAAGGGCTCTGTCACCAGCCCCAGCTCAATTCCGGGGTATCCGTCCGGACCTTATGCAGGTTCGGTTGGCGATGCATATATCGACTCCGTCACGGGCATCTTGTGGGTCTGGAACGGATCTTCTTGGGTCAATAACGGCCCCATAACTGTTGCCGGACCAACTGGATCCACAGGTCCGACCGGTATCACGGGGCCGACCGGTAGCATCGGCGTCACGGGCCCAACTGGCATCACGGGTCCGACAGGAATTACCGGCCCCACAGGTATCACCGGACCCACGGGTATCACTGGGCCTACGGGCATCACCGGCCCGATTGGGCCTACCGGTATTACCGGGCCCACGGGCATTACCGGTCCCACGGGCATTACGGGCCCCACAGGCATTACGGGCCCGACGGGTGCTGACTCGACGGTTCCCGGCCCCACGGGCCCGACTGGTGCAACAGGCCCTGCTGGGTCTGGCATCACCTACAAGGGTACTGTCACCTCCACTTCGTCCATCCCCGGTTTCCCGTCCGGTCCTTACGCCGGCAACAACGGCGATGCCTATATCGACTCCACCACCGGCATTCTGTGGGTTTGGAACGCCACGGCGGTCGAGTGGCAGAATAACGGCTCTATCGTTGGCCCGACCGGCTCCACTGGCCCGACAGGCCCGACAGGCGCTACTGGGCCAACTGGCATTACAGGCCCAACGGGCATAACCGGCCCCACTGGCGCGACCGGCCCCACCGGCATTACAGGACCGACTGGCATCACTGGGCCCACTGGCGCGACCGGGCAGCCGGGAACGTCTGTCGGCCTGACGATGTTCCTCGATGGCGCGACAGCCACGGGTCCGCAAGCCTATAACCTTCTGCTTGTTCCTAATACCGGGACGCAGACGACCCTCACGAGGGCCACCGTCACGGGGTCTCCTCTACTTCTTGGCTCCTTCGTGACGCCGGCAAACGTGCCGAACAACACGTCGTTTGTTGGCGGCATCTGGACGTTGCATGCTTGGATGGCTCATTCGGGCGGCGGCAGCGGGGCCTTGTTCCGCTTCTGGACTGAGGTTCAGGAGGTCGCGTCTGACGGGACTACGGTTATTCAAAATCTTGCAACGGGTAGCTATGCGACCGGAACGCTTGTTCCGCAGACCATTTCTACGTTGCTTGAATATGATCTGTTCGTTCCTTCGGCGACGCTTTCGAGCACGTCAAGCCGCATCATCGTCAACGTCTACGTTCAGGGCGATAGCAGCACGCCTGACGCCATCCTTTATATGCGCAACAATACGCAATCGCACGTCGTCACGACGATTGCGTACAATGTGGCGGGCCCGACTGGCCCTACGGGCGCTACCGGCCCCACTGGCATCACTGGTCCGACTGGCATAACTGGCCCGACAGGTGACACCGGACCCACCGGTATCACTGGCCCCACTGGCATCACTGGACCTACGGGTATCACCGGACCCACCGGCATCACCGGCCCGACTGGTATTACCGGCCCAACCGGTATTACCGGCCCCACCGGTATCACTGGACCCACCGGCCCCAACGCGATCACCATCAATACGACGCCCATCTCAAGTGGCACATCCACCCGCATGCTCTTCAACAACGCTGGCGTTGTTGCGGAGACAACGGGTGTCACCACCGATGGTGTGACGACGACGTTCAGCGGGTCGGCAAGCGCGCTTGCGATGGTTTTGAACGACGCTGCCGAGGTGGTGACGATATTCGGTGCCTCTGGGGCGAGCGGAACCATTGCCTATGATGTCACGACGCAATCCGTCCTGTTCTACACGGCGGTTTCGACTGGTAACTTCATCATCAATCTTCGCGCTTCGTCTGGTACGACGCTCAACGCGGCAATGGCCACTGGCCAGTCGGTGACAGTTGCGTTCCTCGCGACCAACGGCGGCACGGCCTTCTACAACACCGCAGTGCAGGTGGATGGTACAGCTTCCGGTGTGACCACTCGCTGGCAGGGCGGCACTGCCCCAACATCTGGAAACGCCAACGGCGTGGATGTGTACGTCTACACCGTCATCAAAACCGGCGCCGCTACGTTCACAGTCTTCGCTTCGCAGACAAGGTTCGCCTGATGCCGATCATTGAGACCAGAGGCGCTCTTTCTTCTCGGGGGTATGGGCAGTTTGCGCAGGGCGCAGCAGCCCCCACCGCTGGCGCGTTCATCGAGGACGTGTTCTCGACCACGCTATACACCGGCACGGGCGCGGCGCAGTCTATTCCGAACGGTATCAAGCTGGCGAATGGGGCTACGTCGGCGGGGTGGTTTTCTCTTTTGTCCGCATCACCGGCCACGATTAGTTTGAGCGCAAATGCTATTGCAGTAAGCGCATCCAACGAAGTGTACGCATGCGGATCACTGCAAACCACGCCAAATGCCTCCTTTCTGGCCAAGTACACCCCATCAGGTTCTGTAACATGGCAGCAGATTGCTACAGGCGCTGCGCTCAACACCGCTACTGCGGTAGCTGTTCACTCATCTGGCAACGTGTACGTTGCGGGCAGAGGAACTGTCGGCACTAATGGTGATTTTCTTTTGTCAAAGTACACCAGTGCGGGCGCATCTGTTTGGCATGTTCGTTTGGGCGGCGCGGCGTTAGAATTTGCGACAGGTGTTGCTACCGATGCCGCAGAAAACATCTATGTTTGCGGGCGAGGAAACGTTGGAACCAATGCATTCCTTGTCGCCAAGTTTGACTCTAGCGGGTCTCTCCTTTGGCAGCGCACATTAAATGGAGCAAATTCTGACGAGGCAACAGGTATTGCTGTTGATTCGTCTGGAGATTGCTATATTTCTGGCATTTCCGACTCTCCCGGATTTAATACTGCTTTTTTGGTTAAATACAACACATCGGGTGTTTTGCAGTGGCAAACCTTGTTAAGCGGGTTTTCAAATATTAGTGCTCAAGCAACTGCCGTTGATCCGTCCGGGTTTGTGTATATTGCCGGTCTGACGCAAGAAGGAACTCCATCTCAACAAGGATTTTTGTTAGCTAAGTACAATGCGTCGGGGGTTCTTATATGGCAGAAGAGGCTTAGCTCTGCCACAACGGTGTTTATCAGAGCAAATTCTGTTTCTCTCGACACCGACGGAAATGTCTACGTGGGCGGCAGAGATTCCACTGGTTCTCCTGAGTTTGGTATATTAGCCAAATACAATTCATCTGGAACTCTTCAGTGGCAAAGAAAGCTCATTTGCTCTGAAAACTCTAACACGACCACATCGATCAACAGCATTTTTGCTGTTGGAAATGAGTCAATATATTTTGGTGGAACCTTTGCCGCCAATGTCAACACAAATCAACTTTCGTTCTTTGTCGGCAGGGTTCCCACTGATGGTTCCGGCACGGGGGTCTACACCCTCAATGGACTTAATCTTGAATACAGCGCGACTTCTTATACTGACTCTGTCTCCACCGCGACATCCTCGGCGGGCTCGCTTACTGATGCGGCAGGTACGTCCACTGTCTCAACCCCAACGCTAACTATGTCCACGGGTGCCTTAGCCTCGTCTCTCTCTACTATGCCAACGGGCGCTGGCCTCGGCGGCCTCGTGTGGATCAAGGGGCGCTCGGGTGCGACGGATCACGCGCTGTATGACACCGCACGCGGGGCGACGTTTGATCTTGCGTCGAACCTCACCACGGGGCAGACAACGCAAGCGCAAGGCGTGACGGCGTTCCTCGGAAGCGGGTTTTCCATTGGCACGCTCGCGAAGCTCAATACCAGCTCGGCGATCTATACCGCGTGGACATTCGCAGAACAGCCGAAGTTCTTTGATGTCGTGACGTACACGGGGAACGGAGTTGCTGGGCGAACTGTGGCGCATAATCTCGGCTCTGTGCCGGGGTGTATCATTGTCAAAAGGACAGATGCCACTGGCGGCGATTGGCAGGTTTACCACGTCTCCCGAGGAGCTAATCAGTATTTGGTTCTTAACTCATCGGCGGCGTCTGCCACGGCTGTTGACCGTTGGAACAGCACTGCACCAACGGCCAGCGTATTTAGCCTAGGAACAAGTGCCAACGTAAATGCCAATGGCGGCACTTATGTTGCTTACCTGTTCGCTAATAATGCGGGGGGCTTTGGCGTCAGCGGCACAGATAGTGCGATTGCTTGCGGCAATTATAACGGTAACGGCTCCGCGACAGGGCCAGTTATATCACTAGGTTGGGAGCCGCAACTCGTCATAATCAAAAATGGCGAGGGGACATCAAATTGGTTTCTTGCAGACAACGTGCGTGGAGCGACAACCGGAAACGACGCTTTTTTGTACCCAAATCTAACAACAAACGAAGAGGTGTATGACGCTCTTAGCTTTTTGGCTACAGGCTTCCAACTCACATCAGCATCAACATTTAATACTTCTGCCAATTCTTACATCTACATCGCCATCCGCCGTGGCCCTATGCGAACGCCGACCAGTGGCTCGTCTGTGTTCACACCGACCGTATATACCGGTACGAACGTCAACAACCGCCTCGTGAACACCTCCATCGCGCCAGACATGGTGTGGATGCGGCAGCGTAACGATACAGTTTTGGCGGGCATGGTCGTCGGCGACAGACTTCGTGGGCAGCCGTATTTGCTAACGGGGTCAACTGCGGCAGAGGTGACGAGCGCCACGGCGTTTGACCAGCAGCTTGTGAGTGCCACCGAATACGGCAATGCCTTCAGCGCCATGAATGGCGTGTACGTTGGGACGGACGCAACCGCGAAGCTCAACGTCAACACAACGGCGAATAATCATATCGCGGAGGCTTTCCGCCGCGCGCCGGGGTTCTTTGATGTGGTGTGCTATACGGGTACGGGATCTGCCCAGTCAATTAGTCACAATTTAGGCGTCGTGCCAGAGTTCATCATAACTGCTGCAAGATCCAGTGGGGGTGGTTCTTACGCATATGTCAGTAGCTTCGGTCGTAACAATTTTCTTTATCTTTATGCCGTATCTGCCTTAGATTCCTCCGCAAACTTTTGGGGGTCTTCTGGGCCAACATCCTCGTCATTTGGAGTTGGAGGTTCATCATTGAATAACGGGTCAGGAGACACTTATGTCGCCTACCTTTTTGCCAGCGCACCCGGCGTCTCCAAAATCGGCACCTACACAGGAACTGGTTCGACGGTGCAGGTCAACTGTGGGTTCACGGCGGGCGCACGGTTCGTTCTCATCAAGCGCACCGACGCTACCGGCTCGTGGTACGTTTGGGACAGCGCCCGAGGAATCATAGCCGGGAACGATCCCTATCTTGTCCTCAACTCTACCGCCGCCGAAGTTACATCGACTGATTGGGTGGACACGCTGGCCACGGGCTTTGAAGTGAGCAACGCTGGTAGTAATCTCGTGAACGTGAACGGCGGAAACTACATCTTCTTGGCCATCGCGTAAGGAGCGCAAACATGGAACTCAGAGTGCGCGCGACCGGCGCGGTGATGTTCGAGGAAGAGTACCGCCGTTGGCTTCTGGCGAACGACGGCCCTTCCTACGCGACCCTGACGCCGGAGCTTATGGAAGAGCTTGGCGTTGACCCCATCTTTGAGGGCCAGCAGCCGACGCCAACGACGCCCTACCAGTACGCTGTGCGTGATGGCGTGGAGCAGCTCAGCGACGGCAAGTGGTATCGGCGGTACGTGCTTGGCCCCACCTTCGATAACCCGGAGGACGAGGCCGCCTACATCGCCGCCAAGGATGCTGAGCAGTGGTCGGCGGTTCGGGCCGACCGAAACAAGCGCCTTGCGGACTGCGACTGGACCCAGCTCGCGGACGCCAGCGTCGATAATCTTGCGTGGGCGGTGTATCGTCAGGCGCTTCGTGACCTGCCGCAGGCGCAGTCGGATCCGTTCAACATTGTGTGGCCGACCTCTCCTTGATAGGATGAGACATGATAAATTTTCCTTCCAGCCCCGTAAACGGCCAGATATTCATCGGCGGTGGCCGCACATGGACATATAATGCGGCGACACCCGCGTGGGTGCCGTCGCCTCTTATGACCGGCGCAACTGGGCCTACGGGGCCGACAGGGCCGCAGGGCGTTCAGGGGATTACCGGCCCTGCTGGTGCAGGCATCACGTACAAGGGGACTGTCACTTCCACTTCGTCCATTCCCGGCTTCCCTTCCGGGCCATACGCTGGTGCGAACGGTGACGCCTACATTGTCTCTACGACTGGCGCTCTGTGGGTTTGGAATACGACTGCCGACGAGTGGCAGGACAACGGCTCGATCACGGTTGCCGGCCCGACTGGTGCAACGGGGCCGACCGGAATTACAGGGCCCACCGGTATCACCGGACCGACAGGTATTACTGGCCCGACAGGAAGCAATGGCCTCGACGGCCCCACAGGCCCCACGGGCATTACTGGGCCGACCGGGGTCACCGGACCAACGGGTATTACGGGACCGACAGGGATCACTGGGCCTACTGGCATTACCGGCCCGACCGGCGAGGGGCGTGGCTACGCAGGCCTCACGTCTACGTCTGTTGAGACGATTAGCCCCGGGTCAAAGGCTTTCGTCACTAATTTGAATGCGTCTTCCACTGCGTTCACCGTTGGCCAGCGCGTTCGGGCGATCAACAGCGCTTCCAATTGGATAGAAGGGCCAATAACGTCCTTCTCCGGCACCAGCCTCGTGATGACGGCGGAGAACATCGCGGGATTGGCGGGGCCGTTTAGCTCTTGGACGTTCGCTGTCGCCGGTATCGCTGGTCCAACTGGTGCTACTGGCCCAACAGGCATCACGGGGCCGACCGGCATAACTGGGCCTACTGGCATCACTGGCCCGACAGGCATCACTGGGCCTACCGGTATCACTGGGCCCACGGGCACAACCGGGCCCACGGGTATTACCGGTCCTACGGGGATCACCGGGCCAACGGGCGCCACTCAGACAATTTTGCCGACTGGGAGCACAAGCCCGATCCCAACAACGGACGCCGGCAAGCTAATTATACGGTCCACGGACACGTCTATAGCTACCGGTTTTGCCCTTGGTGCAACGGTGACAATTTACAACTCCGGTACATCAACGATTAATATCACCACAAGCGCCACGCTGCGCCTTGCGGGAACATCTCTAACGGGCGGTAGAACGCTATCTCAGAAAGGGTTGGCAACCGTCGTATGCGTGGCCTCAAACGACTACGTGATCTCTGGCTCCGGAGTGGGCTAATGACGATCTATAATACGCTCGCTGGATCGGCGATCCCGGCTGTTCGCGACATTTACGATACCGGTAAGCGCCGGGATCTTTTCTTCGTTGGAGACTCGATTACGTGGGGATACTCGGTAGACTCTGTATCGAACACAACAGAAGACGTGGCCTTCCCGCGCAGGGTACAGGTGGCGATCAATTCTCGCCTTGGCATATCAGACGCCGGCTGGGTCGCCAAGAACGTCATGTATGACGATACATCAACACTACCATTTAACGGAGGTTTGCCGCCAAGCGGCATAAAACTTGAGGCGTATTATAACGGGACAACACCGTTTCAAATTGCGTTTAAGGGCGTCGTGGCGACTACCGGAAGCCTTCCAAGTTCGGGAAATACAATCAATGACGCCTACACTGTCACGACAGGCGGCAATCTTTTGTATGTGTGGAATGGCTCTGCATGGATAAACGAGGGGCCGGCACAGGTAGGGCCGTTTGGCGGATATGGATTTGCCCTCAACAGCACTCCTTATGGTAGTCCCGGCTATGCTCCACCACCTGTCCGTTTGTTCAATCTAAATGATGGCGTGGCGAGCGCCATGAAGAACAGCGGCTCTCAGGCCTTTTATTTGACCATGGTAGTGCGCGTGCGCGGGACTAGCGGCAACGTCACACTTCAGTGTTTTGCAGAGCCCGGGGGCTTTTCAGCAACCCAATCTGTTGCCGTTAACCCCTCTACAGCGCAAAGAGTCTTCTTTGGGCCCTTTGGCGCTGGAGCAAACCGTGTTTCTGTTTATCTGCAATCACGCGACGCCGATGGATACGTCGATATTCTGACGTGGCAACCTACGCCTCTGTACCCAAACGGCACCTTCGTCAACGTGCATGTGAATGGTCGAAATTCTCATCAAATGTCGGACTACAACAGCAACATAGCTGATATCGCCTCGACCGTTATCCATACAGACGCTCTTTACCTGAGCCCGCCCGTCTATGTTTTGTCTATTGGGACTGTGGCTATGTATGGTGGAGCGGGTGTTGCGGTTACTCCTGCGAACTATCAAACGCAGCTCAATACGCTGGCAACGGGGCTTGCAGCCTCTAGTTCTGGTGCTTCTGTGGTTTTGACACTTCCCCCGATACCAACGGGCACTACGTGGCAGCTTCCTGCCGGTACGACTCGGGCCGACTACGATAGAAGAATTATAGAATTGTCGGACACCCTCGGCGTCAGGTACGTTGATCTCCGCCCAGTTCTTGGGCCCGGCGATTATATTGATGATCTTCACCCAACCGCAGCAGGACACCAAAAGCTGGCCAACGCATACATAGAAGCTCTTCGCATCTAACCGGCATCGAAAGGGAGAAATCATGCCGTTCAGCTCAGGATCGGGTAAGGAAGAAATTAAGTGGGTTGTCTCGCGCCTCGGCGCGAAAACAGCCTTGGACATCGGCTGCGGCCTTGGCACATACGCCAAGCTACTCCCTGATTTGGAGTGGACCGGCGTCGAGGTGTGGGAACCCTACGTCCACCAGTACAATCTGAGGTCTGTTTACCAGACATTCCACCTCCAAGATGCCCGCGAATGGCAGCCCAATCGCCGTTGGGACTTGGCGGTGGCGGGTGACGTTCTGGAGCACATGACGAGGGACGAGGCTATCGCTCTCCTCGGCAAGCTCCGGGCGTCTGCTGATACCGTTATTGTCAGCATTCCCATCGGCCACCTCCCGCAAGATGATCTTGAGGGCAACCCCTACGAGATCCACGTCACTGACGACTGGTCTGTGGAGACGGTAGTTGAGGCGTTTGGTGCGCCGGATTGGCAATATGTTGGTGAGCCTCAGTGGTCGGATCATGGCCAATTCAGAATTGGCGTGTTCGTCTACTGCAACGAGGCGTCTCGCCATAAGCTGAAGAAGCCGAAGATCTGCGTTTACGCCATCGCCAAGAACGAGGCGCACTTTATTCCGCGTTTCTGCGAGTCCGCCAAGGACGCGGACATGGTCCTCATCGCGGACACGGGGTCAACTGATGGCCTTCCTGACGTGGCGAGACAGCATGGCGCTGTCGTACACGACATCTGCATTTCTCCTTGGCGCTTTGACCTTGCCCGGAATGCTGCTCTGGCCCTTGTGCCGCGTGATTTCGATATTTGCGTTTCCCTAGACATCGATGAGATGTTGCAGCCGGGCTGGCGCGAAGAGATGGAGCGCGTCTGGCTTCTCGGAAAGACGACCCGCCTGCGGTATCGCTACGAGTGGTCGCCCGGCGTTCGGTTTTACTACGAGAAGATCCACGCCCGCCACGGCTACCGCTGGCACCACCCCTGTCACGAGTACCCTGTCCCGGATGGCCGCATTCAGGAAGATTGGGCGCACAGCGACATGCTCATGGTTGTCCATGGCGCAGATCCGCATAAGAGTCGTGGCTTCTACCTCGACCTCCTAGAGCTTTCGGTCAAGGAAGATCCGCACTGCCCTCGCAATGCGTTCTACTACGCCCGAGAGCTGTCGTTTAATCACCGCTGGCGCGAGTCGATTACTGAGTGCAAGCGCTACTTGGCGCTGCCGGCGGCGACGTGGGATCATGAGCGCGCCTACGCCTATCGCGTCATTGGCAAGTGCCATGCGTCCATGGGCGAGGTTCAGGAGGCCGAGAAGGCATTCCACCATGCTGCTCTGGAAGCTCCGCACACCCGCGAGGGCTGGTGCGAGCTGGCGATGCTGATGCACCAGCAGGGGCGCTGGAATGAGTGCTTTGCCTATTCTACGCGAGCGCTGAGCATCAAGGATCGCCCGCAGGTCTATACCATTGATCCGGCGGCGTGGGGCGCTCTGCCTCATGACCTTGCCAGCATCTCGGGGTGGGCGCTCGGCTTGCGTGAGCAGGCGCTGCAATACGCCAAGGAGGCTCTCTCCTTGTGCCCAGATGATACCCGCATTCGGGGGAATGTGGACTTCATGGAGGCTCAGGTCGCCACTGCGGCTCTACCGGCGATGGGCGATACTCCGAATGTCGTCCATTTCCTCTATTTCGGTGGTCGGCCTTTTAGCTACGTGAACTATCTGGCCGTTCGCGCCGCCTACGAGGTGCAGCAGCCGGACGTGATCTACATGCACTGCACGCAGGAGCCTGTAGACAACCCGAATTGGGAGGCCATTCGGCCCTACGTCAAGCTTCGTCCGCTTGATGACATCACCCACTTCGAAGGCAAAGAGATCCCTTGGCCCCAGTACAAGTCGGACATCGCCCGGATCCGCATCCTGCTTCAGGAGGGCGGCATCTACTTTGACAACGACATGGTGCTCGTGAAGAAGATTGACGGTCTCCTCGGGCGGTCAACCGTCATGTCCTACGAGTCAAAGACCGGCCACGCGCTGTCTAATGCGTTCATCGCCACCCCGGCGAACAGCCCGTTCCTGAAGATCTGGCTGGAGCGTATGGCGTCCCGCATCAACGGCGTTTGGGCAGATCACTCTGTGGTTCTGTCTGCCGAGTTGGCCCACAAGTTCCCCAATCTCGTCAGAACACTGCCCTGCGCGACCTTCTGCCCGTTCTACTGGGACGATCAGTCCGTCTTCCATAAGCCTGTTTCAGAGTTTAATATGGAAGAGACATATGCGATACACTTGTGGGACTCTTTGTGGTCCGACAATGTTCTGTCGCAGGTGAACGAAGAGTACTTGAGAAGCTCTGGAAGTGCGTTCGCGGCCATATTCCGCAAATACGCCCTTCCGCAGGCGGAGGCCGCGTGACTATGGATGCCCAATCGCTCATCAACGTTGCTGGCGGTATCATTCTTACCGGTATTGGGTGGTGGGCTAGGATCATCTGGGAGTCGCTCCAGAAGCTAAAAGAAGACCTCCACGAGTTGGAGGTCGAGCTGCCCAAGACCTACGTCAACAAGCATGACCTCGATAAGCGCATGCAGCATATCGAGGACATGTTCCAGCGGATCTACGACAAGTTGGAAGGGAAGGCCGATAAAAACCATCGATCATGAGGACGCCATGCTACGGCACGGGAAAAAGGCGGTTGACACCATCTTCATTCACTGCTCGGCCACGCGCCCCGACTGGATGGCAGACGCCCCCGTCGAGCAGAAGGCCAAGGAGATCGGCCGCTGGCATCGTGAAAAGGGCTGGGGTCTTATCGGTTACCACTGGGTGATTGACCGCAATGGCGTAATCACCAAGGGGCGCGATGAAAACATTCCGGGCGCACATGTCGCCGGCCACAACACCGGCAGCATCGGCATCTGCCTAATCGGCGGCCACGGCTCCAGCGAAAACGACCACTTCCGGGACAACTACACGGCGGAGCAGGAGATGGCCCTGCTCAACCTCATTGAGGACATCAAGACCCGCGCGGACATCAAGTTCGTGCGCGGCCACAACGAAGTCTCCGCCAAGGCCTGCCCCGGCTTCAACGTCCAGCGCTGGCTGGCTAAGAAGCCCCCGCAGCCGAAGCTGACAGAGAGCACAACAGTCCGCGCCACCGCCGTTCAGATGGTTTCTGGGGCTGGTGCCGCGGTGACAGCGATTGGCGCTCTCGACGGCAAGGCCCAGATCGTCATAGTCCTCCTCGCCGCTGTGGGGATTGCTGCCGCCGCTTGGGTTATGCGTGAGCGGATCCGCAAGTGGGCTCGTGAGGTGGCGCAATGATGTGGCTGTTCTCGCCCATCGGACGCTGGCTGGCCGGCATCGGAGCGGCCCTGTCCATCCTATTTGCGGCCTACCTGAAGGGCCGTGCGGAGGGCAAGGCGGCCCTAGAGCAGGATCAGGCCAGAGAGCGTGAACGGAGGGCGAGGGATGCGATTGAGGCTGATAACGCTGTGCGCCGCGACACTGCTTCTGGCGGGCTGCTCAAGAACGACGGGCACCGGCGGGATTAACGCCTGCGACTTCTGGCAGCCTGTCTCGTGGAGCCAGAAAGACACGCCACAAACGATTGCCGAGGTGAAGGCGAATAACGCCAAGCGCGCTGCGTGGTGTAAGTAGCCAAAATCGTGTACAGTTTCGCAAAACTGGCGGATTGATCATGACGACAGGCTTAACCTACACAACATATAAGTCGCAAATCGCGACGATGGCGGTCGTCGAAGAAAACGACCCGGCGTTTGTGATTGTGCTCCCGCAGATGATCACCTACGCCGAGAACCGGATCTACCGCGATCTGGACTTCCTAAACACATCCACGAGCGTTTCTGGATACACCCTGACGCCCGGTATCCGCAGCTTAACGATCCCCGCCGGCACTCTTGTCGTATCCGAGCAGATCAACATCCTGACGCCTGTGGGTCAGACCAACCCAGATGGCGCGACGGTCACGCGCAACTCATGTTTGCCGGTGACGAAGGAATTTCTCGACATCGTGTGCGGATCCAACGCCACGGCGAACCGCGCGATGCCGAAATACTTCGTGCCATTCAACGACAACATCTTCCTGTTCGGCCCGGTGCCG